CATTAAACATAAGAAATATAAGGCGATGAACCCCATAAACATTGCCATGAATGTTTGTATTTATGTATCCTTGAGATACAAGCCAACCAACTTTTTTGTTATCTAATTTTCTAAACAACTTTCCGTCATCATAACGAAATAAATTGTTAAGAAATTCTTTAGTCAGTATAGTTTTGTAAGCCACAGTTTTCTCCGATTAAATTGTGGTTAGAAAGCCTAGGGAGGTCACGCACCCTAGGTTTTCGTTTATTTAGCTTCGTATTTATCTTCAGGAGCATAAGCAGTACGCTTGTGCTCATAGCATACGCCTTCAGTACGACCAGTATTAAACTGATGGTCTGCACCAATAGCATCTTCTTTGCCCATGCCAACACCGCCACGAGTAGGCTCATGACGATTTACTTTGTCATCAACAGAAGAAGCACCTTTAGGCACCACAACACCTTTGGCTGGAACGCCTTTCATGCTATTTGGGTCAGAAGTTTTGCCCATTTTCATCATTTTCATCATTTCAATTTCCTTTTGCAAAAGAAGCTACAAATCGTAGCTCCTGTTATTTTGCCTTATCCATTATCTATGTCAAGCATTTTAATGAGCCTTATGGCAGCATCTACAGAATTTATTCTACTGATTGCACCGCCTCGCCATTCCTGCATAAATTTAACTTGAGGGTCTGTATATTTGGATTTTTCGCTTGATTTTATTTCGACCAAGACAGTTTTGCCTTTATATCCAATAAGTAAATCAGGACAGCCACGACCAACAGTAGAAAGATTGAGAACGCTTGCGCCAAGGGCAATAAAAGTATGAATAAGAGTTTTTTGGTTCTCATCAACTCGTTTCTTGTAATAAGTCATTTACTCTTTCTAGCAAATCTTCTTCAGAGAAACCCCAATACTTTGTAAACCCTTTATGTCCAAGCTGGTGAACTGAGGAATCTCCAAGTCTATGGTGGTAGGCGCACAATGGTATTGCTGGGGCAAGGCTTCTTTTTCCACCGAATCTTCTAATATGATGGATTTCGGTTGGTGAATCAAATGTTTCCACTCCTCTTTGTTTGCACAATATACAGCCCAATCTCGCCAAGCGAGCATATTCTTCCTTTTCCGCTTTAGTTGCCATTAAAAAAGTTCCGTTAAATCTATATATTTAAACAGCTTTTTAGGAACATCATAATAAGCTTCATGCTTAGTTTCATCACGCATTTCTATTGTCGGAAAACTTAAAGCTTTTGTTCCTACAATCCAGTAAGCCTGGCGCATATCTTGAGTAAGCGCAAAAAACAAGGTTTTTTCAACTTCTAGCATATGCTTTTTTCTTACAGGAACATGAATTGTAGGATAAGGGCAATATGGATTCCATTGCCTTACTTCTACTTCAGCAAATCCTACAGGAACATTTCCTCTATGAATTATTAGGTCTGTTCCATAAATATCAGGATTATCTAAAGCGGTAAGCCCCCATTTCATAGAAATCCATTCAGCTACCGCAGCTCTAGCTGGAGGGTCGTATTTGTCATGCAAATCTTGGTCAAACTTCTTTATCTTCACCAGCTATGTCCTGTAATTTAAGGGCCATTTCAATTAAATCAGTAGCTATTTCATAAGCTCTTTGCCTATTTTGTTTGAGCATGGCATCGTAATAACCCTCTAAAAGCTTTTTGGATACCAAATATGGAAGGCTAAAGTCTTTCATTTACATATTTCCTTGTCTGCGGTTTGAAGATAAAGTGCGCCAAATATCAATAATTCTAATTTCATGATTTCTTTGATTGTCAATGAGTTTGAAATCTTTAAAAGCTTGAATATGGTCTAAAACTGCCTGATTGTATTTAAGGCTCGCCTTGGCTTTTGCTTCCCTTTCGGCTACTGTGCCATCAGCCAACAAAAATTCATGCGCCTGAGCTTGTTTAATGCCTTCCTCAAGCCTTTTTACCTCACCACCTAAATCGGCATGATTTTTATCTGTATCAGATAGAAAAATTAAAGCTTCTTCTACCCTATTCTCTGTTAATTGCTCTAAATTCATTCGCCTCTACCTTTGTAACTTATTTTTTCTAAATAATGATTACCTACATCCATAATTTTAGGTATGGGCATACCATTTTCATCGTTTACATAAGTACGCTTGTCTAGCTCTGCCATAATGTTTCTGCGAGTTTTTAGCAAATTTTTAGGAATATGCAGCTTTTGCAAACCCATTTCAAAAAGTAATTCACCTACATTTGTGTCTGCTAATTCAAAAAATGTTGTTTTATTGTTGCCTTTGTAAAACTTGTCTGGAGCTGTACAAATATCAAATAAATCACGTAATTTACTATTTTGATGGATTCTGGCAGTTACTTGGTCATTTTTATGAGGTTTCAAACCAAAGTGAAAACGACAATAAAATTTGCTTTCTCCATTTGTTCCAGCAGACAAAGTACCAATAAGACCGCAACCATAAGCAGAACATACTAATGGCTGACTTTGTTGAGTTTGTTGGTCATCTTGAGTTCCATACTTAACAAGCTTGGATTTCATAGGTATTTCCTTTCAATAATCTTAGTAAAGTTTGTAGGTTTAATAACCCATTCCAAATCAGCTAAAAATGGCCTTCTATCCTTAGATTGAGTTCTACCGGTTAAAAACTTTGAATTTTTAATGAACTGAAAAAAGTCGTTTTTAAACCAATCCAAGCCTTCTTCTGTGCTTTTACATTCAAATTCCGTAAACAACTCTCTCCAGCGTTGCTTTAAATGCGCTTCTCTGGTCTTGTTCCAAGAAACAACTCTTGGAAGCTCTGGCAAGGTTTGATGATAAATATCAATAATTGCCTGATGGGGGCATGGTGGAATCTTAGATTCCGACAAAGATAGATTTTCTATTGGTTTATGGTTAGTGGTTAGTGGTTCTTGGTTAGTGGTTAGGGTTATTTGTGGGTTATTTTCAGAAACCGATTGGGTTTTCTTTGGCCTTCCACCTAGTTTTCCTACTTTTTGGTTTACTTCTGCTTTATGGTGATACTTGGCAATTTCCTCATCACAACGTAAATGATGCCAACCATCGTTTTCAAAACTAAAAAACTCTTGTAAAACTAACCCTACAGTATCCGAAACAGAACCCAATCTTAACCGCCTAATAACCGATTGGGTTTCTAATGGGATAGGCTTTTCTGTGTCATAGTAATGATTTATAAGCTTAAAATAAATAGCTTCTTCCTCAAGACTTAAATGGCTTGTAGCTAAATGCCAATCTCCAATGTTAAATTTGTAATAGTGCATTTCAGTCCTTGAATAGGTCTGGTCGTAAAATTTCTTTTGTTAATCGACCTTGCGATAATTCTCGCAATTTAGCCAAATGTTTAATTGGAATTTTTCCCCTATCAGCCCAGTTATAAATGGCTGTAGGCCTAATACCTAAAAGCTTTGCTAGGCGCATCAAAGTACCAAATTCAGCCCTTAAAATCTCTAATTCATGCATATAAATCCTCCTTTTGTGGCACTATACCATAAATAAATGATAGTAAACAATTATAAACTAGGGAAACTCCCTATAAAATAATTGTAAAAAAGTGTTGCAAAGTGGTTTTTTAGTGTATAGTGGAGTCTAGTTCAACAAGTGATGAAGGGAAAGACAAATGACTACAACAAACAAAATTGATGCACTAGGTTACTTACTAGCTGAGATCGCTGATTTAGAAGCAAAGGCAGAATTGCTCAAGAATGAAATCAAAAATGAAGGTGAAGGCCACTATGAGGGCAAGCTATTCAAAGCTTGTGTTACTTTGAGCCAGCGCAATACCATCGACCACAAAGCTGTTTACAAAGCATTAAATGTTCCTGCTGACCTATTGGCACAGCACACCAAATCTACAGCAGTTATTACTCTTAAAGTTACAGGAAGGGAATAAGCCATGACCAAAATTATTGATTGGATTGGAGTAGTTCTTTTAGGTGTTTTGTTAGCTGCAATGTTTGTTTATGGAGGATTTTAAAATGGGAATGTCTAGACATGATGCTTACTATGAGCCAGAAGATGACTACATGGATTCTGACGAACTCCAAGCTGAAGTGGCCGATTTAATGAAAGATGAATATAACCCTTGTAAATGGGATAACTTCAATGAAGCTTTTGCTGCTACTCAAAACAAGGATGACATAGCAGCTTTAGAAGAAATGCTTGAGAAGCGAGATTTTGAAGCTTTAGGTCGCAAATTGTGGAATATGTCTTACGAATACATGGAAGATTTTGCAACTGGCAAAGTAACTGGTCAATATTAAGGATAAAGTGATGAAAACATTTAATGAATTAAGACTTATCAATGTCAATGAACATACAGAACGTAAAGGTAAATTTACTTACCTTTCATGGACTTGGGCAGTAGACCAGCTTCTACAAAACGACCCAACCGCCACTTGGACTTTTGGTGACCCTGTTTACTTCAATGAATCAGTCATGGTTTTTTGCACAGTAACCGCTATGGGTAAGTCTATGACCTGCCAAATGCCTGTTATTAATAACATGAATAAAGCTATTGCCAACCCTAATGCAATGGATGTCAATACCGCCATGATGCGATGCCTGGTTAAATGCATCAGTTTGTTTGGTATAGGTTTATACATTTACGCTGGCGAGGATTTGCCGGATGAAGAAGTACCTGATTTGACGGCAGAAGCGGATAAATGGGTTTTAGCAATAAGTGGCACTAAGTCTATGGATGAGCTTAAAGAAATTTATGGCGCAGCTTATAAAGCCCTTAGTAAAGATAAATCAGCCGTAGACAAGTTAGCTAGTGCTAAAGACTTGCAAAAAGGCACTTTAATGGCATTGCAATCATGAACAATGAACCAGTAGCGTGGACTGCGTGTTTATCTTGTGGAAAAAAAGTTACAGGCGATTCTATTCATACTTGCTCGCCACAGTTAAAGACACTAACAGATGAGGAAATATCAGATGTTATCAATAATGAGTTTGTACATAAATTCAATGGCTATGAAATTTGTTTTTTATATGCTTTTGCTAGAG